TTATTACTGATTTTTATAAAGAATTAAACAAGATAGATAAAGAAGTTAATAGCATTATAATTTTAGAGAAAAGAGGTGAGTTCAAAGAAGCTATAGAATTAAGAGAAAAAATTAACATGAAAAACAAAAATGTGTTACAATTACTAAGTATTAGAGATGCTCTTTCAGGTATTAATTACACCATAAGAAATATACATAATACTAAAAAATATACCGCTGATGAGAAAAGAGAATTAATAGACATACAATATTTGTTAATGATTAAAACAGCAAAAAGAGGTTTAGATTACATGAATTTAAAGGTTGATAAGGAAAATGAAAGATAATATAGAGAAATAGTATGACAGTATCTAGCACAACAGTAAAAAACAGTTCTTCAGGAAATGGTAGTCAAGCTACCTTTGTTTATAGTTTTAAGATATTTGCCAATACAGATATACAAGTTATTATACGATCTGCCACAGGAACAGAGACAACTAAACAAATAACAACTGATTACACAGTAACAGGTGTGGGAAGTGCTACTGGCGGTAACGTAGTTTTTGAATCTTCTGCCATACCAACCGCTACAGAAACAGTTGTTTTAATTAGGAATGTCCCGCAAACTCAAGCGATAGATTATATCGCTAATGATCCATTCCCTGCGGAGACACACGAAGAGGGTTTGGATCGTGCAACTATGACAACTCAACAAATGCAAGAAGAGTTGGACAGATCATTTAAAGTTTCAAGAACAAACACAATTGCATCTTCAGAATTTACAGATAGTGCAACAACAAGAGCTTCTAAAACTTTAGGTTTTGATGCTGATGGTAATTTAACAACAGTAGCTGATTTCTTACCTGCAGGTGGTGATTCAGCTTTATTTCAATATTCAACAACAACAGCAGACGCTGATCCTGGAGCAGGAAAATTTAGATTAAATAACGCAACGATTGCTAGTGCAACTGAAATGTACATTGATGATTTAGAATTTAATGGAACAAACGTAGAAGCATGGGTTCAATCTTGGGATGATGTTACAGGCAACGATACTAACAGAGGAAGAATAAGAATTTCAAAAGCTAACGCATTAGATACATGGATGGTATTTAAAGTAACTGGTGGAATAACAAATGCTACTGGTTATAGTAAAGTTTCATTAGTCTATATTGATAGTGCAGGAACTTTTACAAATGATGATAAATTTTTTGTTGCATTTGTAGCAAGTGGAGAAGATGGTTCAATACCAGGATATTTCTATAAATTTGACACAGGTACATCTGATGCAGACCCTGGTGCTGGAGAGATAGCATTTAATAATGGCACTTATGCTTCAGCTACAGTAATTTATATTGATGATGCTGATGCTAATGGTGTTACAGTTGTAACAGATATTCTAACGTGGGATGATTCAACTTCTACTATTAGAGGTTATCTAATGATCTATGATATTAACGATAGATCAACATACGCAAGATTTAAAATAACAGGTGCTTCAACAGATGCTAGTGGATATGTAAAATTAGCTGTAGCTCATTTAGCTTCTAATAATACTTTTTCAGCTGCTGACGAACTTTCAGTTACCTTTGTAAGAAATGGAGATACTGGAGATACTGGAAATACTGGTTCTACTGGAAACACAGGATCAACAGGTTCAACTGGACCGTCAGGTACAAATTCACAACTTGCAATGACTTGGTCAAGCTCAACTTCTGATGCTGATCCAGGTGCAGGTAAATTAGCTTTTAACAATGGTACAATAAGTTCAGTATCAATTTTATATATTGATGACACAGATGATGGCGGAGCAACTATATCTAGTTTTGTACAATCATGGGATGATGTTTCAAATGGAGTAGCAAGAGGTATTGTTACTGTTACTAAAGAAGGAACACCATCTACATTTGCACTTTTTAAAGTTACAGGTGCAGTAACAAACGCAACAGGTTATAGTAAAGTTATTGTAACTCATGTAGTTTCTAATGGTACATTCTCAAATACAGATGGTATTGGAGTGCATTTTAGTTACTCAGGTGTTGATGGTTCAGGAAACGTATCTACAGATGGAGTACAAACTTTAACAAACAAAACTTTAACATCACCAAAAATAAATGAAGATGTAGTTTTATCTTCTACTGCAACTGAATTAAATAAATTAGATGCACTAAGTAGAGGAAGTATTATTTATGGTAATGCTAGTGCAGCTACAGCAGTTTTAACTAAAGGTGGTGCAGCAACAGTATTAACATCAGATGGAACAGATATAAGTTGGGAAGCAGTTTCTAGTGGTGTTGAATGGCAATCAAGTATTGTTACAGCTTCAACTTTATCATCAGCAGTTAATAGAGGATATTGGATTAATACAACATCTAATGCTTGTAATATTACACTTCCTGGTTCTGCTTCAGTTGGAGATCAACTTATTTTTGTAGATTATGCTAGAAAATGGGGAACAAACGCAATTACACTAACTTTAAATGGTTTAAAATATCAGAATGGTACTAGCAATCCTGTTTATGATACAACTGGTCAAACAGTTAATATAGTTTATTCAGGTGCAACAAATGGTTGGATTCCTATTTCAGATGATGATGTAGTTGATGAAGGCGCTCCCCCACCTTATAGTGTAGATTTTTTAACTATCGCTGGAGGAGGTGGAGGTGCTAAAGGTGTTGGAGGAGGTGGAGGTGCTGGAGGGTATCGAAATTCTTTTTCAAGTGAAAGTTCAGGTGGAGGAGGTTCTTCCGAAACTGCTTTAGCTTTAAATGTTGGTATAACTTACACAGTTACAGTTGGTGCTGGAGGTGCTGGTGGTACTTCTAATGCAGGAGCTAGTGGAGCTAATAGCGTAATTTCAGGTTCAGATATAACATCTATTACTTCTATTGGAGGAGGTAAAGGTGGTTCTTTAAATTTAAGTATATCTGGTGCTGATGGTGGCTCTGGTGGTGGTGGTGGAGGTGGTGGTACAGGTAATAATGGTTCAGGAACTTCCAATCAAGGTTTTAATGGTGGACAAGGTAATAATTCAGGGGGACAAGCAGCTTCTGGTGGTGGAGGTGGTGCTTCTGCTGTTGGAGTAAATGGTTCAACTTCTGCTGGTGGTGCTGGAGGTGCTGGTTTAGCTTCTTCAATAACAGGTTCTGCAGTTACAAGAACAGGTGGCGGAGGAGGAAGTGGAAGAAATACTGGTACACCAGGTTCTGGTGGAGCAGGTGGTGGTGGAAATGGTGGAAAACTTACTACTTTAGGAACAGTTGGAACTGTAAATACTGGTTCAGGTGGAGGTGGTTCTCATGATGTTAATGGTGCTGCTGGTGGTTCAGGAGTTGTTATTTTAAGTATGCTTGATGCAAACTATTCAGGAACAGTATCAGGTAGTCCAACAGTTGCGACAGGAGTTTCAGGTAAAACAGTTTTAACATTTAATAGTTCAGGAAGTTACACAGGATAAATTATGGCACACTTTGCAAAATTAGGAATAGGAAATATAGTTGAACAAGTTGAGGTAGTATCAAACGATATTGCTACAACAGAACAGGCTGGTATAGATTTTTTAAATAATTTATATGGCACTAGAGATGTTTGGAAACAAACCTCTTACAATAATAACATTAGAAAAAATTTTGCTAGTATTGATTATAAATACGATCAAACTAGAGATGCTTTTATACCCCCAAAACCTTACCCATCTTGGACTTTAAATGAAACAATTTGTCAATGGGAATCACCCATTATAAAACCTAATGATGGTAATAAATATAATTGGAACGAACAAAATCAAACTTGGGATTTAGTTACTTAAGATATAGTCTTAAAAATTATATAAATTATAATTCATATCTGTTAATAACATAACATGAAATTTATGTTAATATTAAAGGTATGTTCTGCTATACACATGAATTGTTTACCCTCAATGAACGATAGTTTTGTATTTAATTCTTGGTCAGAATGTGCTAGTGCAGGTTATCTACGTTCTATTAAAATAATAAATAGTATGGATAGTAATGTAGTGAACGCAAATAAAATAGTTGTAAATTTTAAATGCGTACAAACAGAGGAATCATAGGAGTATATATGGATAAAATGATAGGAATCTTTTTAGAAGAAATAACAAACTTTTGGAAAAAAGTAAAAAGCTATGTCAAAAACAAAATTAAAAAAATCGTCTGCAAGTGCAAATGCACAGAAAAAAATTAAAGAGTACGCAGAAAAAAACAATAGTGTTCGCATCTCATATCATGAGAAGGTGTGTGCGGAACGTATGAAAACTTTATTTAAAGCTATAGATGAAATGAGAATAGATATAAAAAATCTACACTCTGATATGAACAAAGGAAAAGGTGTTATAAATTTCCTGGTTGTTATTGGCGGTACACTTGCTGTCATTCTAGGTTTTTTTAAATGGGATGGCTAGACGCAGACAAACAGCTTCTGTTGGTTTATACAATGAACTTATTGCACAAGCTAACTTTGCTAAAGACCCAAATCAAATTGTGTTTGTACCTGCTATGGGTAAAGGTCCAATAGACATGGTTGTATTAGATATAACTACGGGAGAGTATAAAGCATACGATGTTAAGAGTGCAAATTATAGAAAATCAGCATATACTCCTAAAGATACCTACAAAAGAAGAGCAGGTACGTTGATAAATAGAGGATTGACAGACGAGCAAAAAAAATTAAAAGTTCAAATATATTATAACAAATGAAACTATCCAAACACTTTAACCTAGAAGAATTTACCAAGTCTATGACGGCTCAACGTAAAGGTATTGATAATACACCAGGAGCAGGTGATATAAAAAATTTAGAAGATTTATGCTACTGTGTATTAGAACCCGTAAGAAATAAATTTGATTTACCAGTCACAATAACCAGCGGTTATCGTAGCGAAGAATTGTGTGAAGCTATTGGTAGTAAAAAAACATCACAACACGCAAAAGGAATGGCAGCAGATTTTGAGATTGCTGGTGTACCTAATATTAAAGTAGCTTATTGGATTTCTAGTAACTGCGACTTTGACCAGCTTATTCTTGAATATTATAAGAAGGATGATCCAGCGGCAGGTTGGATTCATTGTAGTTATAATGAAAAAGGTAACAACAGAAAACAAATATTAACTTATGATGGTAAAAAATTTGAAAATAATTTACCAGATATGGAATGGAAAGATGGTAAGGTGGTAGAGTAATGGCAAGAGATTACAAATCAGAATATAATAATTATCACTCATCATCTAAACAAAAAAAAGATAGAGCTGGTAGAAATACTGCTAGACGAAGAATGAAAAAAAAATATGGTAATAGTATATTGGGTAGAGACGTAGATCATAAAGATAGAAACCCTAGAAATAATAGTGCAGGTAATTTAAGAGTACAAAATCAATCATCTAACAGATCAAGGAACGGATAATTATGTGGTTAAATTTATTAGGCATGGGATTAAAAACAGCAGGAAAATTATATTCTGACAAACAGAAAACTAAAGAAGCTCTATCAGGAGCTAGACTACTTCACGCAGAGAAGATGCGGACAGGGGAGATAGAATATAAAGGTAAAGTATTTGAGCATCAGAAGGGAGACTGGAAAGATGAGTTCGTCTTAATTGTTTTATCTACCCCTATCTTCATGTTAGCTTACTCTGTATTTGCGGAAGATCCAGAAATAGAAAAAAAAATGGATTTGTTTTTTGAGAAACTTGAGATGATGCCTTGGTGGCTAGTTGGATTATGGGTGTCAGTTGTTGCTGCTATCTATGGTATTAAAGCTAGTGAGATAACAAAGTTAAATAAAAAATGAACAATATAATGACAGCTTCAACACAACAATACAGTAAGAAGGTAAGTTTATTATCACAACAAACAGGTAAGGTTAATGGCAAAAAAGTTCCACGCAGAAAAAGTTCATCACGAAAGAATCGCAAAAAATACTAGCCTTGGTAGACGACCTAAAACGTCATCTATGAATAAAAACAAAAAAAGAACTTGGAAAAAATATAATGCTCAAGGTCGTTAGTTTATTAGTAGCCATATTACTAGCAGGTTGTTCTAAAGATGTTAGTTTTGATCCCGTACAAACAGTAGGTAATAAAGTAATTAAAACAATGTTAAAAAACAACAAATAAAACATGAAGCCTATAATGATTACATTGATGTATCTTACTTTTGGTGGAGATATTAAATTAGATACATTTGAAATCTTTACAAGTTGTAGCACTTGGTTTAATACAAATATAACTACTGTGGAAAAAAGAAAAAAGACATTTATGTCTAACCATTATTACCACGTTTATAAAGGTAAAAAAGTTATAGGATATGTATGCCAAGGAAAAGAACCTCGTTAAAAAAAGTTGAAGCACCCAATAAATTTGAATGGCTTAAAAAAAATATAGTTATAGTTCCAATAGTTGCAGCAATTATTGCAGGAACTTTTACCTCTGTTAGATATGTTTTATCTTTAACAGATACTATTACAGCTAACCAAGAAACTATTCTTAAACTACAAGAAAAAAATACAACATCTGAAGCTAACATCTACGATCTTAAAACAAGACTTGCGGCAGCAGAAGCCACTTGGACAATGGCAGAAAATTTATATAGACAATTAGCAGACACAGTAAGAGATCACACTTATGACCTTAAAGATTTGGCGAGATAATTTATTATGGATTATATTTTTTCTTTGTGTGGCAACTTATGCACAAGCAAAAAATGAATATTTAAACGATGGTAGTTATGCCTGTGAAAGAGGTAGCTTCGAACCTTATACTGAAGTTAGACAAAGAGAATTTAAAACAGGCACGAGTGATGAGTATCAAGACCAAATAGTAGGTTTTAGATTTCGTATGCCTATAGGTGCTACTTGTGATGATGAGTATATTGCAGAACAACAAAAGAAACAGAAACTAAAAACCCAACTTGAACTTATAAAAGAATGTAAAAGAATACCTAGAATTAGTCCACCACCTATAGAGTTTGCAGAGCTATTTAATATGTGTAATAAATTAGGAGTGGTAGGAGTAGTAGAGGATAAAAGACCAGAAGGTAGACATTGGGATAATTTAAAAGTACAGTATTTAAAAGACAATCCTGATATTGTAATAATGGAACAGGCAATACCAAATGAAGCTAAATAAAGAAACAACTGTAAGCACAGATCTTAAAACAATCATGGGTATAGTGGCAGCTGTAGCTATGGGTGTCTTTGCATATACAGAAGTAACATCAAGACTAACATCATTAGAAACATCAAGAGAATTATTTCAAGCAGACTTGCTTAAAAAATCAGAACAGAAACCAACAGACCAAGAACAGTTTATGCTTATTGAAGATATATATAAAACTGTAGAAAAGTTAGAAAAAACTCAAGAACAAAATATGACTAACAAAGTTAATATACAATTTCTTCGAGATCAACTAGAAAAAACTTTAGCTGATGTAGAAAAATTAAAAGATAAAGTTAGAAAAAATGGTAATGGAGTACACTAATGATTGAAACTGTAGTAGCTTTATTAATGTTTGTAGGACCTGATATTAAGGAGCATAGAATACAACCATCGATGTCAGAGTGTTTAAAAGGCAAACGTCATGCTAGTCGTAATATTTCTGAAAATGTAGAGTTTAAATGTATTAAATCTAAAGCAACACTTGAAACAAATATTGATGGATCTAAATCTATCAAATCACTAATACTAGAATAGTGTATTGTATACTGTGGTTACGCAATGATGATTGGAGTTTGTTTACTAATGAGATATGGGAAACAGAAAAAGAAGCTACAGAATACGGGATAAGAAATCAATTTAAAAAGAAAGATAAATGGAAAGTTGTCTTATACAATAAAAAATATTATAAACGATCATGGCTATAGATTATAGAGGAGAAAAATTTTCAGGTTATAACAAACCAAAAAATGCTAGAACTAAAACTAAAAAGTTTGCAGTTCTTGCAAAGTCAGGAGATCAAGTAAAACTTATTAGGTATGGGGATGCTAATATGAAAATTAGAAAAAATAATAAAGCAGCTAGAAAAAGTTTCAGAGCCAGGCATAAGTGCGATACCAAGAAGAGTATCTTATCTGCTGGTTACTGGAGCTGTAAGAAATGGTAAGAAAAAAAACTTGGGTTAAATCTAAAAAACAAATTAGTATTAAATGTGGAACTTGCTTAATGTGTGATAAAGTTCTTATTTCTGATGAAGGTGGTTGGGTTATTAATGCTAACAAAGATTACTTTTGTGAAAACCATAGAGCTAATGAACATAGTTGCTTTGATGAATATTTAAAACAATATCAAGAGTGGAAAATATTACACGCTTAATTGATCTTTTAATTCTATAAATTCTTCGTGTATTGTTTTATCTGCACCCCAAAATCTTAATCTATTAGCTTTCATTCTTCTATGATGTATGACAGTTGAGTGATCTATCTTAAACATTCTACCTAATTGAGATAAAGATATAGCATATTTTTCAATCATTAAATTAATAATAATACTTCTTGCTCTAACTAAAGATTCAAACCTTCTACTACCTAAGACTTCCCGCTTATTAACCTCATATCTAACACATACTTTATTAACTACTGCATTAAAAGACATAGGATATATTTTTTTTACTTTAATAGATTTTTCAAGTTTTAAATCTTCTTTATGTTCTTCAAATCTTTCCTGTCTAACTTTTAATTTAAATAACTGATGTTCTACTTTATTTCTATTATGTTGTAATGCCATACGATAACCATTTTTAAATCCAGTTTTGTATAACATGAGTTCTCTCAATGTTAGTTCCCTATACATTGGTGCTTTTAAAGCGGTTTTAAATTGTGTAAGTGTTTTCATTTGCGGTAGCATACCCTCCAGTTGTTTGCACAACTTGTTGTTGTTTTAACTTATGTAATTAATGTCTATCTGTCTGACATTAATTGTTCTCTGCACTCAGACACTTTCAAATACAAGCTATAACTTTCAGCTTTTAATTTGTTTGCCTTTTGAATTGTTTGAACATACATCTCACTTTTCTTTCTCTGTTTGTCCATCAACTCTTGCAGACGACTTTTTATCTTGTCCATCATGCTCCTTCACTTTTGTGTGATTCCATTTTATTTCTTTAACCACTACTTCTACCAATTCTCCTTCATTTGAAGGCTCGGCAGCTTTCTTTACGGAATCAAATATTTCTACATATTCAAAATTTGCATCTCCGTACTTAGTTCTTATCACTTTCTTTTCCTTTTTGTCAATCATAATCTCTTTCTAGTATAAACTCTAGGTTTTGTATTGCTTTTAATATATCCTCTTTGCCATTTTTATCTGCGTGTCTTGATACATATTTAATAACGCATCCTTCTGGAAACTCTAATCTATTTGCTACGATATACTCTATGGGTTGGATAGCCATTGATTGATAGTGTGAACCACCAATTTGCTTTTCTAATTTTTTTTTATTCATAATTTAAAGGGGTCTCTGTGGGAAGGAAAACAACTAATAAAAAAGTCAAGGGTGATGACTAAAACTTCCCACAAAGATGTCAAGATTATTTAAAACCCAGACGGTTTATTATTACCATAAGCTGTTCTTTTAGCAAATGTCTTTTGTGGTGCAAAAGATGGTTGTCCACCACCACCACTACTTGTAGCACTTGTGCTATTAGGTGAAAGTTTAATAGTAATGCCACCAGTTGGCTGACCACTATCGTCTTTAGTGTTCCATCCTGCTTGACTATACCAAGCACCACCTACTTTAACTCCTATAGTCCAGTTTTTTCCTTCTGGCGATTTAGGGTTTTTAGGTGCTACCCAATCTGGGTGCTTATCTTCTGTCTTTTTATCGTTGGGTATTACGTTTACCCATATTGCTTCATCGTTCATTTTTTTCCTTTTGTTATCTTCAGCTTTATTGCTGA